TACTTGATAAATAGGTTTAATTGGAAATCCATTATTAGCTAACCAATTTCTAGTATAAGACTTACAATTTACACGTTTAGTGCAATAATTATAAGGCTCAAAATTAGGTCTATCAATAACAGATAAGCTTTCCCAAAATTCCTTATTGTGTCTTAAAGTATTTACATTTTTAGTAATAACTGAATCTATAAGGTTTTTATCTCCTGGAAACATTTTAATGTAAGCTTCCCAAAATCCCGCAAGAGTATCGTCGATGTCAAACGAAACTCTTAAATTATCCTTGTTCAATTACATTCAACTTTTTCTTGAGCAAATTTTCAATTTCATCATTTCCACAATGAATAAAATAACACAATTTTAAATCTGATAATGTAGTATCAAATTGTAATGAAAATCCTTCAGGTGTTCGCCAAGGTTTCTTAGCTTTACTTAAATAAATTTCGTATTCATCTGAAAATGTGTTAATTATACAATTAGGAATTGATTTTGGAACTTTTCCTTTTACTATTAACATAATTTACCCAATAAGTAATAAAAATAATCTATAGGTATAATAGCAACTTGACCTATAGTTTGTTCGCCGTTTTTACCTGCTTTCTTCCAACATAAACAGAATGGTTTATCTTTATCTGAACAAGCATCTTTAATGTCAAAATAGTTTGGAAGATTCTGAGTAAATTTACATTGAATATTTACTGGAAGTTCTCCATCCATATCATATATATCTACTTTATCTGCATCCAACGCTTTATTCTGACTTCTTGAAGATACACATCCTTTATAACCTATTTCTCTCAATTTATGAATAACTTCTAACTCATAAGCACTACCTTTCTTTTTAGATCGACTTGCTTGTTTTGAGCGTCTGACTTTCTCATCAGCCCAAGTAAAAGTTATACCATCTTTAGATTTAGCTCCTGAACCAGGCTTGTTAGCTCTAGCTTTAATAGAATTAACTTCAAGTCCTGTCATCTCAGAAGCTGCTTCTATTGAGTCAAAGGTCATGATTTCACCAGTCTTAGTATATGTTGCAATTACACTAGTATTTGTCTACTTTTTTGCCATTTAATAATTGTATTTTTAATTAATTTAACTGTCTTATCTTTCCCATACAATTTATAAAAATCACTAATATCTTTAGCTTTATATTTTCTAGGAATTAACGTGATTATTAATTCTGGATATTGTTTACGAATCTTATTCATAAACCTTACTCCAGTTAAATCGGTATCAAATAATAGTGCAATATTAGTAAACCTTGTTTTAAGTTCTTCTAACATTTTAGGTTCTACGAATTGTGTCTCAGAATTAGGAGCAATTGCAGGAATACCTATAGAATATAAGCACATTACATCTTTCATTGATTTAGTAATTACTAATAATTTACCTTTATCAACTACTTGTTTATATCCTTGAATTGTCTTATGAGATACATTTCCTAAGAACCTAGTATTCTTACTTTTAGGCATATATATTCGCCATTGTTCTACATTTTCTTTCTTTCCAAAATAATATCCGAAAATAGGAAAATTTGCAGAAGATTGAGCAAATACAACTCCATTTAAAAATACAGTCTTACAACTAAAAACATGAAATTTACTTAAGATTTTTTGACTAATTCCATAACTTCCCCACCATTTTAATTCTCCTTCTGAAAAAGGTTTAGTTTCACATTGTATAAATGTTTGCTTCTCCTCTTCAAATTTTGGTTGAGCCTTTATTACGATAGGTTTTTTGTCTGACTTTTTAGTTAAACCAAAATCACCAGCTATTATGTCTAATGCTTTATAATAACTACAAGCATATTTAGTCATTACTACATTTACAAAGTCTAAACATTGTCCTGTAGCAAAATCTTTAAAGTATAAAATACCTGATTTACCTCTAAAATAGCTACATGTATTATGAGCATCTGCTCGTAATGGAGAACGAAATAAGCCTTTCTTGACAGGAATACCTAAGTAATAAGACATATACGTTTCTTCATTATGAGCAGATAGCAATAATTCCTTAGTGATTTTGGACTCAAATGAAAAATCAAACATAAGGAATTATATTTTTATTTATTACTCTGCTAACAAATCATCCAAATCAAAAGTATCTTCTGACTCTACAGCAGCAGATGGAGTATTCTCAATTACATCTGTTTTCACAACAGTTGGAGTAGCAGAAAGATATTCTTTTCTCTTTCCCTCTTCATAATCACTAAAGAACAATTTATCACCAATATAATTATCAGCAACAAATTCTACTCCTTCATTGTTAATTCCTACTAATCTAGGAATACTTGCCTCAACTTTACCGTCACGATTTATGCCGACAAGTTTAAGCTTAGTTGTTTTGTTTATTGCAGGTTTGGTAAGAGTAACGAGTGCATTAGCAGCGTCAAGCGGAGTCTTAAATTTACTAGCAGCAGCTTGCAACTTCTTAAATCCATCTGGATTCAATACATATACAGTCTGCTTAATGAAAGCCCAAAACTCCTCAAAATTAGAAGCCAGTTCTCTAGTACCGCCGTTCTTGTTATCAACTTTTCTTCTTACAGTATCGTTTGCATCCTTTGGCAAGAACTTATTAACAGTAAAATAATCACCATCTTCTGTCTCAAAACTTGCACGAACTGTAGTATAATGCTGACTAGGATCTTTCTTACCATCGAACTCTTTAACCTCACAACCCTTAAAGATTACATCATAAATATCCCAAGGCTTCAAAGGTTTGCGTGTACTTCTTACTGCTGACTCGTTTGCGTTTACTCCAAAATTAAAACTCATAACTCTTAAAATTTAAAATCAATTTTATCCAAATCTGTGTCGTCATCTTCTATATCTAAATCATCTAATGAATCTATATCAAACTCGTCATCTACTTCTGTAGCTTCTGGTTCAATCTCCTCTTTATTTCCAATAAGGAAGAAGATACCTTCATCTTCAGTAGGTTTAAGTTCGAATATAGTGCCAAAGGCTGCAAGTTTATCATTTGCAGAGCCTCTGTAACTTACCGTGTTACTTTGTGTTAGTTTATTACCGCCCTTTGTTCCGAAAGCCTGATCAGTTCCAATTACAGGAATTGTCTTCTTATCTTTCTTCTTATACTTGATGTCAACTCGACAGTCAGGGCAAACTTTCAACAAATCAACTGCTCCTTGTGTGAGAATCAATTTGTTGGAATCAAGTGTTACTACTGGATTAGGATTGGTATCAGCTTTCTTCTTAGTACTGGAAGAGGTCTTTTTGGTATCAACTGTAATTTCCTCTTTACCAATATATGTAATCTCACCAGTAGATTCATTCACGTCATAGTGAAACAATACGTCTAATTTCATTATTCTCCAAATTCAAATTTTTTGATTGTATCTATAACCATTTTCATGTTAGGCTCAATGTAAGTTTCCTCAAAACATCCTTTAGTGCTTCTACAAGTATCTTTACCAAGTGACTTAGTTCGGAACTTATAATCTACACTATCATCAGACTCAATAATTTTCTCTGCATAAAGGAGATAATTGAACAAACCATCAATATTCACACTTCTATCAAGCAATTTACCAGTTGTGAAAAGCTTATAATTTGGATCTACATCTGTTCCATCATTAACAATGTGAGATATAAATACCAATACAAGATCATCACGAAGAGTCATTGCCTTAATCAACAAATCATAATAATGCTTTGCTAACTCAGTATGTTTATCGTATCCTTTTTCCAAAGCTCTATTCATTAACTCTTCTGACAACAGATAGTTAGAATCGTCAATTACAAGAACTTTAATGTTAGGAAGGCTCTTATCTACAATATTAAGAATCTTATAAATCTGATCATACTTATTACTGAAAAACCAATTTCCAGATACAGTTTTATCAGCGTTTATCGTTAACTTCTTATAGTTTTTTCTGAACTGTGGAATTGATAACTGCTTTGGAGTGCAGCTAATAATGAAAGTCTCAGCTGGGTCTAAATATGCCAACGAAGAACTTTTACCAGTACCAGAAAAACCACCTAATCCTATAATTTGTGCCATTATAAAGTAAACATGTTATTGTTAACTACTTCTTCATCTTCTTTGATATTATTATTATCTAATAAATAGTTGGGACTTGTATAAGTCTCATAATCATAAATCTCATCAGGTTTTGGTAACTCTTTAAAGATACCAATACTTCCAAAGAAATTAGTTCCTATTTCTACATCACAATCTCCGAATCGGTTTTTCAGAACCATAATACTTCTAAAATACTGATCCAAAACCTCAATATTATATTTCTTATAAGTTTTGAGATTATCTCGATTAGGATTATAAAGAGCTATCATTACATTACAATCTTGAACAGTATTACCACTATCCTTTGCATCATTTATAGTAAATGCTGATTTACCTGCTTTGAATCTCTCAATATTTC